TGGTTGACTTCAAACAGGAGCATGTAAAGGCCGTGAAAACAGTGAAAAAAGAATCACAGAAATTCTCCGACTTTCCAAGAAACCTTGAGTTCTTAGGTGCTTTAAATCCCGTCTGGTACGATATGCGCGTTTCAAATCAATACGAGCCGACACAACTATTTCATGGTCAAAGAGGTAGATGATGGATGAAGTGAAAACGGATGCCCCATTTAAGGATAAATCTCAAAAAGCCCTTTTAGATCATCTATCTACAGAACTTGAAGTTGCCAAGAAAAACAATATAAAGGTCAACGACGACTTCAAAGTTTATTACAATATGATTCACAGTATTCGGAATAAGAAGCCGAATGATTGGGAATCTGACATATCCCTGCCTGAATTTATAGCAAGACTTCTTACCCAGATTGCAGGTTTCAGCGGTCAATATTTTTCATCTACTGATTATGTAGAAGCTGATTTAGATTCTGACGATCCTAAAGACGTCTTAGAAGCTAAAGCAGCAAAAACACTTCTTAATGTCTTGCTGAAAGACCCCGATACCTATTATTATCATAAGATCATAAGACTAATAAATTATGTATTTACATGCGGATATGGAATTATTAAAGGTGGTTATTCGCAGAAGATAAACAAAGTCGTATCTCATCTGCAACAGAAGTCTGAAATTTCGGTTGATCCTGTAACGGGAGATTTTCTTGCTGAAGATGGTATGCCTTATGCAGACCCATTGATACAAAGACCTGCTTTTAACATAACAGAAGAACCTGTTTATAAAGACGAAGTTGAAACTGATACTCCAACTTTTGATGTATATCCGATTCAGAATGTATATCAATCCCCGGAATATGCCTATTCCTTAAATGATAAGGAACTTGTGATATTTGAGTCAGAAGCAACGCTCACAAAATTAAAAGCTGAAGCTGACTATATGGGATATTTCAATCTTGATTTTCTTGACGAAGAAGTACCAGAAGGAAAACGTGGTGAGAAAACGTACAATTTAGAAGGTACAATAGTTGAGCAACCGGAACCTGTAGAAAAGGTTTTCTTGGTATATGAGAGATGGGGTAAGTTCCCGGCGAAAGAAAAAGACGGTGAATATGTACCTGCTATTGATAAAGATGGTAAATTCGAACCTGATGCAGAAATGGTTGAATGTATCATACATTATATTCAGCATAGAGAAAGTGATGCACCACGCCATGTAATAGGATTCAGAAAATCAAAACATACTCGAAGACCCATGGTGAAATTCCTATGTTATGTTGATATGGTGGATGACAACGGTTTCGGTGATGGTGCTGTAAACAGAGAACTTCAGATTGCAACTGATGATAATTATAACTTAATGAATTTCCGCACAAGACTTTCTATCACACCAGCATTTAAGGGAAAGAGATTCTCCGGTGTACCTGAGAAAGTCAAGATCAGTCCTGAAACCGTAACTATGGTTGAAAATATGGATGATCTTGAACAATGGGTTATAGACGACAATATTCAAGGTGGCATATTCCATCAGAATTTATTGGCTTCTCGTATGGATTATGCGATGGCAACATCACCTCAGACGATGGGGATGCCTTCAGAACGGGCTGAAACCGCAACTGTTGGAGCCATTACAAATCAGAGAGCAACCGCACGCTCAGGCATGAAATCCATGAATCTTGAGTTTATCGGCTTCAGTGATTTTTATCGTATGCTTTTAACTCTGTGTAACGACTTTATGTTGCCTGAAACATTAGAGAATCTTATCGGAAAAGAGCTTGCAATGGCCTATAACCCAAAACGTAAGGATAAGTTTAAACCAGTTTCACAGGCTCTTGATACAGAAGAAAATAAGGCACAGAAGTTAAAAACATGGCAGGGATTATACGCAATGGATGCAGGCGTTCAGAATCCCAAAACTCCAATGGTTTTAAACTATATAAAAGGTCAAATGCTTGAAATTATGGGCGGGGATTTCAAGGTATATAAGAAATTCATGTTTGAAGAAGATCCTGAGACAATGCTATTATACCAGTTAGCTACAGGTGCAAAAGGTGCTCCGGCTCCACCGGCTCCACCACCGGCACAAGCACCACCGAGTAACCAGAATGGACTACCACAAGGACAGGCAGAACAAATGACAAGGGGGAATGCGAATGGCTGAAGAAAAAAGATGGGGAACACAGGAATTATCTGATTATATCAGCAACTTTTCTTCAGTAGAAAAGGAGAATGTAGTTAAGGAATTGGTTGCATCCAAAATACTTGGTGATTTTCTCAACACACCGCAGGGGAAGATAATTCTTAATTCAACTGTTGATTCTATCCGTAATAACATGATGAAAATAGTTAAATTGTCAATAGTTGGATTTGATGTAAATTTTAAAGAAATCCAGCAAGCTGCTTTACAGATAAATGTTGCATATGATTTTATGCACAGCATAGCAACGACAATGAGCAGAGGTGAAGACCACGAAAGCAGGATGGTTAAATGACATTGCAAAGACTGGTTGAAAATATAACAGATTGGTTAAAGAACAAGACAACTGGTGTCATAACCATAATTTTACATGAAGGCGGTATCAGAAAAGTACGAATTGAACAAGATGTAAAATAAGCGGATTCTTGTAATCCCTAATTTATTAGGATTGTTATAAGCCCGGAATATTGTGAGAAATTGTTTCTTACAGTAGTTCCGGGTTTTTTTATTTAAAGGAGAATACAATGGAAAACGATACTCAAGCACCCCCCGCAGATACGGGACAGGTTGCAGAGCCGGTTGCCGAGCCAACACCAGAACCAACGATAGAAACGCCAGCACCAGAACCGATTTATGAACCGCCCCCAGTACAATTAACACCTGAAGAAATTGAAGAAAGAGCTTTTCAGCGAACAGCGTCTTGGATGGGTAGAAGGGAAAAGGAATTTTCAGACAACATCCTACGCAATGTAACACAAGTTCTTGACCAGAGACTTAGCCAATTTCAGCAACCCAAGGCAGAGCCAACTGATGTGGCTTCAGTTCTTGATAATCCAGATGGTTGGTTGGAAAGAGCAGTTCCCAAGATTCTGGAAAAGGAAATAGGCCGTAGAACACAAGCAGACCAGAATTTCACGGCTGAAATAATTCGAAGTGCCGGATCTCAAATGGATTCAGACCCTATGTTTGAAAACAAAGAACTTGGTGCTGAAGTTATTAGTGAAATACAGAAGCATTTCGGTTCTGTAGATAAAAGACTTCCTCCAAGCATTGCGGCTGAAAGACTCATCAATAATGCCATAAAAACTATTTATCGCAGTAAAATTGGGACTAAGATAAACCCACTTGCAAATAATAAGCCCGGTAATGCTATGGGCACAATAAAACCACCTGCTCGGACTGCACCCCAAGCTCCACCTATTAAACTTGATGATATGGCAAAGAAGGTAGCAAGCTGGTTTGGTAATACAGATAAAGAAATAAGTGAAATGCTGAAATGATTGATAATAGAGACAGAAAATCATTTAAGTATAGATGTAAAATATGTGGCTTCGAATGCACAAAAGAACATATCCCCGGCACTAATGTGCCTGTAACAAAGTTAGGGGATTATGGAAGTAAGGGTACGCCGACAGGAGAGACGTTTGCAGATGAGATATGCTCCGCTACCACCATAAGGTTCGTAGCCGCCGCAGGGAGTGAACCCGCTTACATAGCGGACAGCACTAACCTGTTTGGTGAAAAGCTATTCAAATCTGAAATGCCGATTCGAGTCGAAACTACCAGTGGTACGAATGATGGAGACTACACCATAGCCGCCAGGGGCGTGTCCAGAAGTGAGATAACATTGAGTTCAACAGATGTCCTCACGACTGAATCCGCAGCAACCGCCGGAACCGTAATAATCTCCAGGGTAATTTATAAACCGAATCAAAGTGCAGGAGGATGTCCCTCTTGTCACAGTTTAAATTCAAAATAAGGAGATAATGTTATGGCTTTTCAATATATGGGAGAAATTACAGGTGGATTAGCGCCTAAAATGAATCTCCAGGTTGCGGCAAACTGCTACGGCGGGCAAATGCTTATTTGGGATTTTGCCGTTAGTGCGGCGGTTAAACCGATTATAGCCGGATCAGATGATCCCTCAGACGTTACTATGATAGCTGGAATTTGTCTTGGTGCTGGTAAAAACACTACGCCAGGAACGTCTCGCTATAATGCCACCTACAAGGGCGATCTTATTACCTACGATGTCACACAGGCGACATTGGTTGCTAATGATCCGGTAGGTGCTGCAATCGCGGAAGTTCAGTTGCTTACGCCTAATTCACTAATCAGGGGCCCGATTGTGAAGGATACCATAGGAACTAACCCTGAATGCAAAGCGTGTACAACTGGAAGCTCTGATGGATTGACCTTTGTTATTCCTACTATTGATACATCAGTTTCCATGTATTCAACGGCATATTGCAGAACTGGGGCGAATCGCGGAGAATACAGAGTAATCACAAGCGGTGCAGTTGCAACGCAGACCGTTGTTGTACCGTTCACAAACGATATTGCCATTGATGACACTTTCTGTGTTACAAATGTCCGTCAGGGATTGTCGCGCATTGACTTTGATACCCAGTTTCAGGGAATTGATAGTTCTGCTGCGTTGACAAACTTCTACGTTGCAATCGTGCATGAACTTAACCTTGAAGTTGCAGGACAGGAATACTGTACGTTTAGATTCTCTCCGCAGCACTTCTCATATCTGACAACGGCATAGGAGGTGTATAATGTCTGAAAGTCCTTTTACCAGTTCTCAAGCAGTTAAACTGCTCGACAAGAATATATCCAAGTTCTATTGGGATCGTTACAAAGGCTTGGATTTGATTATTGACAAAATCTATGACCGGATGAAATCCAAGAAAGCATGGGAAGAGTTCCAGAGTGTAGGTTCTTTACCCGATCCTCAGCTTTTTAACGGTGTAATTCAAATGCAGAATTTCAGCATGGGCTATCACACAAAGATAGTACCTCTGGAATATGCAGGTGGATTTATACTTGAAAGACGGTTAATTGATACCGATCAGTCCGGTATTGTTAAAAAACTTCCACAGCAGTTGGCGATAGCCGCAAATAGGAAAATGAACAAAATTGCACATGAACCGTTCATTTATCCTGATTCTGCCGCATTTACATTTATGACATCAGAAGAAGGCGTGGCTTTGGCTTCCAATTCTCACACAACCAAAGCTAATGATGTGCCAACAACTACCGGCTTCGATAACCTTGCAACTATGGCTTTTGATGCTGTAAATCTGGAAATTCTTCGCATTCAGACGCTTGGTTTCAGGGATGACATCGGAGAACGTATTCAGACGAATTTCGATACCATTATACATGGTTCGGCTCTTGCGTCTGATGTATGGGAAGTTACAAATTCACCCGGTAAAACAGGCGATAATTTGAACAACCTGAACTTCCAGAAGGGTAGATGGAAAACACTCGAACTTCCTATGTTGGACGATTATTCAACTACCGGATGGGGCATAATTGATTCATCCGCAATGAAGGATTCGTTGATGTGGGTTGATTCCGTGCCTCTTGAGTTCAACACACCGCCTCTTGATTACGACCATATGATGCGGAAATACCAAGATTATTTCTGTTGCGCTTGGGGATTTACTGACTGGAGATTTCTGTGTTGGAGCGATCCAGCATAATCAAGCACTTAGAGCGTTTTTGTTTAAGTGTTAATTTAACAAATTCTTCCTGCTTCGTTATCGGAATGAGGCAGGAAGAAAACTTAACCCTCTTCCTGCCTGTCCGATTCGGGTATGAGAGAAAAGG